ATGCTATGGGCATGGTTTCAGAAGGTTCGAGCAGACGAGACCTTTGAGTGCCTAGAGGGGCAGAATATCAAGTTCGACATCGCGTACCTCCGCTACGCTTACCCCGAGTGCCGGCACTGGCTGAACTACCCTCTCCCCCTGGCCGACCTCATCATCGACAACTACCTCCTGGATGAGGGCCGGCCCGAGCGGTCCCTCAAGGCCGTCGCTCCCCTCCTCCGTATCACGAAGTACGTAGACGGCGGCAAGTTCCGCCAGTACCCCTCCGAGGACGACCCCGCCCTCCATCAGTACAACTGCCAGGACACGATGGCCGTTCACCGAGCCCGGAAGATCGTCGAGCAGGACATCCGGGACTTCTACGGAGCCGGCACATCCAAACTCTCCCCCTTCAGCCGCCGGTGGTACTCCGACCTCCTGTGGCTCCTGATCTGGATGGAGGAAACTGGCATCACGATGAACGAGCCCCGACTCCAGACCCTTCTCGACCATCACACCAGTCGGCTGGGTCGCCTGGAACAAGGAATCGAGAAGCGATGGGGCTTCCGGCTCCGTGGCAAAGGTTCCGAGAAAGCCAAACGCCAGATCATGGAGGATGCCATCAGTGAGTGTGGTGAACTTCAGATCGAGACACCTCGACTCAAGCAAACAGACATCAAGAAGGAAATTTCGTTCTGTATTGAGAACCGCAATGCTCTGACGGACATCCTTCCCTCGAACACAGAGTCTTACGCCCAACTGCGAGCCGTGGGCCGTGTGCACGATGTGGGGGGCATCTTGGATCGCTATCTCTATCCGATCCTGAAAGGCCGTGGTAAGGACCATAGTGACCCTTCCACCCGCCTCATCCGTGGTGTGCTCTATCCTCGTTGGTACCCGGTCCCATCTGACTGGGAAGACGGTTCCTCGGGCGGCACCAAACAAGCCCGGATCGTTGCTAAGGGGCCGCCGGCCCAGACCTTCCCTCCCCTCATCAAGAAGTGCATCACCGGCTGCTACCCGGGCGGGTGGCTCATCTGGGCCGACTACAGCCAGATCGAACTCCGGATCGCCGCTCTCCTCTCTGGCGACCCGTGGATGGTGGACACCTACCAGCAGGAGGGTTCCGATCTTCACCGAGCTACCGCTGCCCACATCTTTGGGGAGGATCAAGCCGACCGCTACCGCCAGGTTGGTAAGACCCTCAACTTCCTCGTGATCTATCTCGGTGGAGCCCTCCAATACCAGACAACCCTCATGCGGGACGAGGGTATCGCCCGCAGCCTCTCTCAGTGCCAGGCGGACATCGATGCTTTCTGGCAAGCTGCTATTGGCCTCCGAGCCTGGCAACACTCTGTCATCCAATTCGTCCACCGCCACGATTACTATGAGCTGCCTCTGATCGGCCAGTCCCGTCTCTTCCTCGGTGGTAAGACTTCCAAAGACCGCTCCACCAGCGAGATAGTGAACATGCCCGTCCATGCCATCGCCGCGGATATCATGCTCTCAGCTCACTTTCACCTGTGGTGGGAGTTCCAAAAGGCAGGCTTGAAAGCGTCCATTCCTCTCAACATCTACGATGCAGTGGCAGTTCAATGCCCCCGCGACGAGAGGTACGCCGTCGAGAGAATCATGGATCGAATACTTCCAAACCCTCCCTATTACGACGCCCTTTGTACCGAGTTGGACCGACGGCTTCCCTTGAAATGCGACACGAAGTTTCTCCGGGTTCCGTCTTGACATGACCACGAAAGGATGATAAAATGGCCGATATGCCTACCACCCGTCGCACCCGAGTCTACATCGCCGGCCCCATCTCCATCGGAGACCAGGCCGTCAACGTCCGCAACGCAATCCTGGTGGCTTCCGAACTCCTGGAGCGAGGGTACGCCCCCTACTGTCCCCATCTAACTCACTACTGGCAGACCGTAGCTCCCCAGAAATACGAGACTTGGATTGCCCTGGACCTGGAGTGGCTCCCCTTGTGTGATTGCTTTCTCCGACTTCCAGGTGAGTCCAAAGGGGCCGATCGGGAAGTAGAGTTTGCTATGGAGAGGGGGATTCCGGTTTACTTCGCCAACAGCATGGATGCCAATTCTTATACGATCGGAGGCTTCCTAGCTAGATATGAAGCCCCCGAACGGGAAAGGACCGATGATGCACCGAAGAATCTGCCTGAGTGATTGCCACATTCCGTTCCACGACAAACCTCTCTTGGGTTTGTGGCTTGAGTTCGTGAAGGTTCTGAAGCCCGGCGGCATCGACATCATGGGGGACCTCATCGACTGCTACACCCTCTCCCGGTTCGAGAAGAATCCCCTCCGGCGACACAATATCCAGGAGGAGGTTGACGTGGCACGAGACTTCCTTCTTGAACTTGTTGCTACAGCTCCCCCGGGGTGTGACATCCGTTACTCCGAAGGCAACCACGAGAACCGTCTCCAGCGGGTTCTTTGGGGTAGAGCCAAGGAACTGGCACCTCTCCGGAACCTCTCCATCCCCCAGTTATTTGAGTTAGAGGACTTGGGTGTCCGGTACTACACTCCCGAACAGCCCTACCGGATCGGTTCCCTTTGGTACCTCCACGGGGACCTCGCCCGCAAGTCCAATTGGGCCATGACGTGCGGCGGCATGGGGGCCAAGGCCGTCTCTCAGAGGGTCGCCGGCAATGTCATCATGGCCCACACACACCAGATGGGCTACATCTCCTTCCGAGGTTGGGAGGGCCTCCGCGAGGGCTACGAAGTCGGCTGTATGTGCAGGTTCAACTTGGAGTACATCGTCGGCATTCCCCAGTGGCAGCAGGGATGGGCCGTCGTGGAGTTCCCCACACCCGGCACTTTCGATGTGTCCTTCGTCCGTGTCCTGGAAGAGAAACGCCGCCGCAAGGTGATCTATCGTGGAGAGGTCATCGGGACCCTCCCTCCGATCAAGAAACACGTATAGTTTTGTGGGTGAGATTATGCTAAGAATAGTATGTTGCGAGAACGACTTTAGTGCGGCTGCGAATGTGGGTGGACCCTCCGAGGTACGCTACAAAACCTTTGACGTGGAGTGTCCAGAAATCGAGGCTTGGTTGGGTCGTATCCAGGAAGAGAAGTTTCGTTACGTAAATCGGTTCATCTCGGGGGTGGAGGTATTTCAGGAGACGAGCGATGGGGAAAGGTGACACACCACGACCCCTCTCCATTCCCCGGGAGGAGTATGAGAAGAACTACGAGGCAGTCTTCGGACGCCGCGAGATTAAGACCTGGAACCCTGACCTCGCTACATGCTGTGAATGTGGGAGGAGTTGTCCAGTAGCGGAAATGCTGCCAGCGTACAACCTTCCCGAGTCCGACCCGATCTGTGCTCAGTGTCTTGCTAGGAAGGGCATACGTGAGGGGTTCTTCACCCGGGGGGAAGCGGACGACTTCCTAGCAGACCGGGGCCTATCACCCACATCACAATCTCACCCACAAGAGGAGGACTTAAATGACCGCGAACAGCAGAGAAAATCTTCAACTAACTCTGGAGACGGCCCGCCAGAGGAAGGAAGCTCTGGAAGTCCGTCAGTCAAAGCTGATTGACAAATTCATGGCTGCCGACCTTAGTCCACATCCCGGCCCCGGGAGTGTTACCAGGATTTTCATGGGTAAGAACAACAGGTTGAAAAGTCAGATTGCCAGCCTAGAGAAGGAGATAGACCGATGTCGGGAGTCCCTCGACGCCTTACCGTTCTCATAGACAAGCGAGAAAAGCTGCCGATTACGTTTCCGGCTTCCTTAAAATTTTGGCCGGATCGCGGTCTCCACCCAGTTTTCATCCCAGTCCGCACCAAGAAAGTCACCATGAACGCGGGGGACTACGCACTGAAAGACTACGAGCACATTTGCATTATCGAACGGAAGGGCTCCATGAGGGAACTGCACAACAACTTCCTCACCAAGGACTGGAAGCGAGCGTCCGCAGCACTCGACAGGCTCGCCCGATCCACCAACTACCCATACCTGATGTTGGAGATGCCCAATCCGGAGTTCGCCCGTGTGACAAAGGAAGTCCCTAGCCCGGAGCGAGTCTTCGACATCCTTACCCGGCTGGCTCACAGCTATGACCTCCGGTTGTGGTTCGCTGGGAACTGCAAACACCCTCGCACTCGTCGTGCCCTGGGTGAGCAGATGATCCGTATCATGCTGGCCCACGCACTAGGCTTTTACGGAGACAAGTGATGTCTGACTATACCCTCAAGCAATCCGGGAAGAAAGAGACGTTCCCCGAAGGAGCCCAGCGAGACTCCCAGAAGGGCAAGCCCCGCTACGATCTGATCCCTCCACGTGCTCTCAAGCGAGTCGCAGACCTCTACACCAAGGGAGCCGAGCACTACGGCGACCGGAACTGGGAGAAGGGCATGAAGTTCAGCCGTTTCTTCGCTAGCCTTCTCCGCCACGCCTACCAGTTCTCGATGGGTGAGACTGACGAGGACCATCTGGCCGCCGTCGTCTTCAATGCCCTCGCCATCATGCACTTCCAAGAGACTTATCGCTACGACCTAGAGGACATCCCGGTAGGGAACGAAAAAAATCTCGAACTCGTAAAAAAAGTCTTGACTTCCGAACCGCCGCCCACTAAGATCGAAGCGAAGGGCAACAAAAGGAAACCAGGTTATGGACTCAGCTAGCTACACACGAGGGGTTGAACCCCGTATGATGCACAGGGACCCCGGAGTCCGGGAGCACACGATTCACCAGACCCCGGCTCCGGACTGCAAGTTCGGGATAGCTGTCCCGAAGTCCCTGGAGGAGTTCTTCACTGACATCCGGGTCTCTCCCATCAGGTCTACGGCGATCTCTACGTTCGAGCATTGCCCTCGCAAGTTCCTCTACCGAGAGAAGCTGGGTATAAAGCCCAAAGGATATTCCTCCGCCCTCAGTATGGGTGGTGTCTTCCACAAAGTTCTCCAGGCCATGTTCATGGGGCAGCCCCCCGAGGAAGCCCTGGATGCGGCCCAGCCCCTAATCACGAAGACTGTTTGCGAAATCAGGGGACAGGCTGATGAGGTCGGGATGGTCGGCAACCAAGACGCCGAGTCCCTCGTGAAGAAGACGGAGGAGGACTACCACAAGGCTCGTGCAATGGCTTGGGCCTTCATGCAGTTCAATCCTTTCAACTGGGACGAGTGGGAAATCCTCACCCACCCCGACGGTACTCCTATGGTGGAGTGCCTACTCGCCACCAACGTCCCCGGCATCTCTGTTCCCCTCGTCGCTCCCTGCGACCTGGCCCTAGTCAACAAGGATACCCGTGAAGTTTGGATTGTGGACCACAAAACCACCTCCATGAACACCCGGGACCGAGCGAACTCCGTCCGCATCTCCGCCCAGATGTCCCTCTACCGCCTCGTCCTCCAGTGCCACCTCGACGCCTGGGTCAGAGAAGGAGAGGAGCCTAAGCGAGAGGTGGTAGGTTCCATCCACAACATCGTCAAGAAGCCTACCATCAAGTATTGCCCTTCGACGAAAGACAAGGGGGGGTTCCAGTCCTACCTGGATCGTCTTCTCGCGTGGTACAAAGAGAAACACACAGCCGACCCAAAGAACTCTCCTATCTTCCAGTCCCAGACTCGCTTCTCCGAACCGGCCCTCACTGAGGAGGTCTACCTTCGACTTCGGCAAATGGCTCGGGCCTCCCGTGCCTGCCCGGACATCCACCGATTCTACCGGGCGGGGGACTACGCCTGTCTCAACTTCAATAGCGTATGCCCCTACTCGTGCTTGTGTTCCAGTGCCCCCACCATGTGGCCGGGCCTGGTCCGTGACCGTTTCCAAATCTCATTCCGCGAAGACGAAGAGGAGGGAGAAGACTAATGACAACAACAATCAGTAGCCCCATCAGCATCCCGGACGACCTTGCTAGGATTCCCGGCGTGTCCTCCGGCTTCGACATCCCGTCCGCGAACCGGGGCCGGTACGTCATCACCGGGAAACCCGGCACCGGCAAGAGCACGTTGGTCCACAGCAACCCCGCGGCGTTCGTCCTTGACCCCGAGCACGGCGGCAGTTCGGTCGCCGACCCGATGGCCCTCCGCTATACACCCCCCGACGATACCCCCGAGGGCTCGCACGCCGATGCCTATCTAGCGGTCGTTGAGGCTCTCATCAAGCGACGACGCTCCGGAGCCCAGGACATCCAACTCATTGGTATTGACACGATCGACGAGATGATCGAAATCTTCCTCCGGGACTTCTGTAGGAAGCACAAGATCGACGACCCTCTCGACTTCAAGGACGGCACCGGCAACGCCTACACCATCGTCCGCAAAGACCTCTTTGGGATGCTCGATCGAATCTATCGGGCCGGCTTCGGTTGGGTCATCCTCGCACACGTCCAGCCCAAGACCGTCAGGCTCGGCCAGGAGTCCAAGATCATACAACAACTCGCCGTCTCGGACTCTTTCAAGGGTATCATCAAGCGCAAGTGTGAACACATGCTGTTTGTTGAACGGAGCACCCGCCAGGACAAAGAGCCCGACACAGTTCGCATGGTTGGCGACAAGAAGATCATGCTCCCCGGCAAGACGATCACCATCCCCTGCCGTATCCTCAAGACCAGTCCTGGTGGTCTCTGGGAAGGTGACACCACCGACGAGATCAAGGTCCGCATCCCCCTAGAGAACCGTATTGACTTACCCGAGACCGGAGGTTGGGATGCGTTGTCCCAAGCCTATGATCGAGCCGTATCCATCCTAACCAAGGAGAAAACAAATGCCGAATAACGAAGACGCTGCTTTCATGGAGGTCCTCGCAAGCTGTAACGAGGCCGCCGAGCAGATGGACTATGCCGACGATGGTTGGATGCCCGACGACGGGGAGTACACCGTCATCCTGGTGGGCTACACCATCGGAACGAAGGCGAAGAATGACGTGGTACACGGCTACGGAAAGCCCCTGTTCCGCATCCTGGATGGGGACTTCAAGGACCGTTCCTTCACGGACTTCATGTGGCTCCCGCCAAACCCCTCCGAGCCGAGTCCCGGCCTCCGCCAGATGCTCCGCCTGGGCACCTGCCTGTGTGACCGTGAACTCCACAACGCCGCCGAAGCCTCCACCATCATCAAGGAGGCTGCCGACGCCGGAGAAGTTCTGAACGTGGAGGTGTTTACTACCGTCTCCAAGAGCAATGGGAAGGCCTACACGAACATCCGTTACAAATCGCGGATCGCCGCGTCGGCCCCTCCGACCGAGGCTCCTAAGTCAGCCTCCTAGTTTTGTGGGTGAGACTCCCGTGCATCTGGATGAGCTACGCGGTGGAGGCGATCGGGCCTCAGTCATCCTGAACCATTGGTCAGGAGGCAGTAGCTACACTGGGACAACCTGATCTTACAGGCTAGTGCCCATCCCGCCGCCGAGTGCCGGGTTCGATTCCCGGGGGAGTCTTTTGTGGGTGAGATTGGGGGGGCCTCCGAGGCTGGCCCTCGTGCCCCCCTATCCTGACAGTGAAAGGGAAACTACCATGAAGACTAAGAAGAAGGCCTCTCACAAGTTCCGGTGTTCCATGTGTGGAAGGCTTTTTGATACACCCCCCGTAGAAGGCCATCACCGGGTAGTGTGTCAAACATGCTGGGCCAGGATAACAGTTTATACTGGTGGGTCTGCTATCTGCCTGTAAGAGAAAAGCTTGGAGATCACCCCATGACCACTGAGAAAGTATCACCCCGGGTCACAGCCCACCCGGCTGTGATGACGAGCAAGCCTCGTAGTCATACGTCTTCGTCAAGTAGGTCGGTAAACCTCACTATCCAGTGTCAGTTTATGCCTCACATCTTGGAGACATGGGAAAGACCTCTCCAGGTCGCTTGGCACCAGCCGTCCTGCCGATCTAATCTTACCCACCTCCTGGTGTTTGCTGGGACTAAGAAGCCTCCCTCAATCAAGTGGCATAGGGTCCACACCTGGCGTTTCCAGAAGTCCGATGGGAAACTGATCCTCACCCTGCGATCTAAGCATACCCGGTCCATGAAACATCCGTTTCCCATTGGAACATGGAGTGGCCGGATGGAAACCTCACCCACAAGATGGTGTCTATTTCATTTCCAGGCACAAACTCTAGTGATGAAGTCGGAAGAACCGAAGGTCCCCGAACGTCGTCGGATTATTCTACCCCATGAAGCGAGAGGATTGCCCCGTGTCGTCGCCCCTCCAGGAACTAAGATCGTACTTCCATGAGTTGATGGATTGGTCCGGTCCCGAGTTGGACCCAGTAGACTTCGTGTGTGCCGCCTACCTGGGGACCTTCCTTTTGGGCTCGGTCGAGAGGCCTTGGTGTGACCTCTGCGGGGGGGCTGGCACCGGCAAGGGAGAACTGATCCGTATGATGGAGGAGTACGAGCGATCCCACGTCCGTCACCACCTGACAGAGAGTGCCTTCGCTAGTGCCTTCCGGGATGAGAAGGACCCCGACAAAGACCACTCCCTTCTGGAGGACCTCAGCTATGAGAGCAAACCCGTTGGTCCAAAGGTTCTCCTACTCCCCGAGCTGTCCAGCTTCCTATCCATGCGGACAGAGAAGGTTGGAAAGTTCTTCTCCGATCTTCGTGCTGCCTTCGATGGGAAGTTCGACGTACAAGCTGGGAATATTGGGAAGGTCTCCCACGGAAAACTGAACTTCGGGTACATCGCTGGATGTACTGAGGCCCTGGACATCTTCCGAAAGCGGAACCAAACGCTGGGGGAACGAACCCTGGTGTGTCGGATCGCCCGGCATCTCTCCCGGTATGAGGCTCAGCGGAGGCTGGCCCACCACGCAGCCTGCACAGATTGCCTCAAGAAGGAGGCCCTCCGAACCACGATTGTGGAATACTTCAACGTCGCTATGACACGAGCCATCCTACGAGTGTCCCGGGGGGAGACCGTCCGCCGTGATAGGGCCATAAACATTCGCGTAGGGGATGTAGCTCACCTGTCCGTCATTGCCCGCTCCGTCCCGATGGAGTACAACGGTACCCCCTACTTCGTGACACACGGAGAGGTTCCCACTCGCCTCCCTCTCCAGCTCCTCTCCTGGGGGGACGCCCGAGCACTCTTCGACCGCCGCGACACCTGGAACGACAGTGACTATCAGATGGTTCGCCGCATTGCCCAAGACACCGCCCCCCCAGAGAACCTCCGCATCCTCTCCACAATGTGGAAGAATCATCATGGCCACTGGTGGAGTGTAGGAGACCTCGCTATAGCCGCCAAGGTGGAGTCTCCCCCACTGCGGCGTCAACTAAGACAGTGGACTATCCTCGACCATTTTGAGCAGCGAGGAACAAACGAGTTTCGTATGAACCCTCTGATGGTGGAGGACATCCACTCCACAGACTTTATGAAGGACCTGTAATGATGGACTTCTTCGACGACCTCAACGGTGAACCAGACCCCTACGAGCCCTGTAGGGGGTGTGGCCGCGAACCTGGTGAGTGTGTATGCCCCGACGATCTGTACGACTTCGATCCGTTGGGAGAGACTAAGGACTACGATCCCGACTGGGATGACTATGTGGAGGACCTTAACCGTGACGAAGACGATGAGCCCCAGGCCTTTAGCTAAAAAGATTCTGGTGGTACATGAAGCTGCCCCTGAGACAACGGAGGGCGGTATTGTAATCCCCGACAGTGTGAAGGAGAAACCCCAGTTCGCCCGGGTCATCGCTGTGGGACCAGACACAAAACACATTCTTGTGGGTGAGATTGTGATCTACTCCTCCTTCGCAGGGACCCCCCTGAGTCTGGACGGTCAGGAGATCGTGATCGTAGATGAGGAGGACGTGCTCGTCCGCTTCGAGGAAGAAGGGGCATCCGATGACGACTAGAGAAAGAGTCCTCCGCCACTTGGAGACAGCGGGGGATTTCGGGGTCACAGTAGCGGACTTCCTCACTAGCCACCCCTACATGAAACCACAATCGGTTTACCCTGTCTTCACGAAGTTGTGTGCAGAGGGTCAGATTAGGGACAGCCGCAAACGCCGGCGAACTAGGAGCACGCCCCGCCGCTGTATCGTATGGTGGTTGTCACGCTACGGTGGTACAGTCCCAGTGTGGGGTTCCGGCTCCCCCCGGTACTCCTACTCAAACCGGGCGAGGATCGTTCTGGATATGTTAGCCGCTCATGGACCCAGGACTGCCCCCGAATTAACCGTTTGGGGTGGCCCCCGGCTGACTTCAATCGGAACCTCCTCTCTACTGTCCTCGTTGGCTGCTCAGGGGTGGGTCCGCAAGACTAAAGAGCGACGAATCTCACCCACAAGTAACCGTCGGTGTATCGTGTGGGACATTACCGCCCTCGGGCGGTCCATCAGAGGAGAATCGAAATGATACATTATTGCGACGTGTGTGGTGGACCTCTCCCTCCGGGGGGTCACATTAGAACCCAAAGCGTCCGGTCGGAGGAGTTGGCTGCCGGCCCACCGTCTGAGGATTCACCTGGTCGAAAGGCCCCGTCCGGTATGGCTTTCGGGACACTCGACCACTCGGCCCTCTTCCTGGCCGAGGTTGACGTGCAGCCTCGCGTTGAGGTGCGGGTTCCCCCAGCATGGCGGGGTCTATCCCTAGAAGAGCAGGTGCGGAAGCTCCAAGCTCTGTTGCAATCAATTGGATAAACTGGTCTCTCGCGGGGCCGGGAGGCATGGTACGGACCATCTGCTCAAGGCGGGCGGTCCGTCTTCGTACCTGCATAGCCTCGATGTGCTGCTCGGTCACGGGCAGAGCAAATCCAAATTGCTTGACGAACCGCTCCGCGATACTCTGGGCCGTGTCCGCATCGTTCTTGAGGCGAGCGTCCAGGTAGTCCCGCCTGGTCTCACGGATTGCATCCCGGTTCTTGACCAGTAGGGTCATCAGCTCCTGCTCTGCGGCCTGGTCCCCCGTGCGGACTCCGAGCCCCATCCTTATCAGTTCCCAGGGGGTGAAGAATCCCTTGAGGGCTCCCTTCCCAGAGTACACAGCGATGCGGCCATCTGGGGCCGGCTGCTCGTAGTCAGCGTAGGTCCGCTGGAACAGTTTGGCGGCTCGCTGCCCCGGGGCTCCGGCCTCACCTGGGAGTAGGCCCATCACTCGGAATGCTGAGACACCACCGGGGATCAATAGGGGAGTCGATCGCATGGCTTCCGAGAAGTCCCCCGTTGCGAGGCTGTAGCCCACGCTGCCGGCAAGCTGGAACGCCGGTGGGATAATCGGAAATCCACCGAAGGCCCCCTCCCGTCCTTCCTGGAACGTCGGCATGGCCCCCCCGAGCAGTGCATCCCGCATGTCCACCCCCGCGGCGTCCCCCAACTCCATAGCGAGGACTGACCCGGCAATCATTCGAGCGAATGTCCCCGGGTTCCTACCAAGGACGTTCCGAGGCTTCTTTGTGATGGGATCAATGTCCGTCACCCCCAGATTGAATGCAGTGTGTGTTGCGAACTCCAGCATCCGGAGGGGGAACTGCATCAACTGTCGGACCAGAGGATTCTTGTCAACCAAGAAGTAGGGGGTATTCTGTGGCCCCGTCAAGAACTGTGTCTCCTCCACCAGTCTCGCTGCGAACTTGTGGGCCTTCTCCACTGGCATCCGGGACCTCTTTGCATGGAGAATCCCCGCCTCCCACGTGCTCAGCCGCACAGCAGTTTCCGAGGCCGTAAAGATCGCCATCATGGCCGCCGAAATCTTCTGGCCGACGTTCCTCAGCTTCCCTGTAGGGAGAGCCGCAATGTTGTGAGCATTCTCAAAGGAGTTTAGGAGTACCACATCTGTAATTGGAGCCGCTGCTACCCCACTCTTCCCATATTCCGGCCATGCGAATCGAATCGCAGCATCATGGCTCAGTTTTCGAGGTCCTAGCCGGACGGCAAAATACTTGTGGGACTTCTGCATAGCCCGCATCAACCCGGTGGCAGCAGTTCTGTAGCCCACCACATTACCAGTGGTAAGAACCAGTTGGAGCATGTTCTTCAGGGCGGACGCGGGGTTCATCCCCAGCGTGCTCAAGTAGAACCACCCCGCGGCTCTCTGACTCATGTTGACGTAGGAGAACGCTCCCCGATTCGTTACCATTTGCTGGGCCATAGTCTTCGAGAGGCCTTCCCCGAGTACCCTCCTGACCTTCGGGGTCTGCGTCCACGCTGCGAGCTGGTGCATACTCTGGTCCCAGGCCTGTGCTTTCAATGCTCCCTGCATTGTCCCCCGCCCGAGAGCCATCGGGATGTACGTATCCTCCAACATTTGAGCCCGCATCTTCGCATAGGCCGACCCTGGTACATCATCCCGGCCTAGGGTCTTCAACATGACGAGCTGTTCTGTAATCTTTTCCCCACCCCCCTTGATCGTCCAGCCATACGTGTGAGACAACGTATGCCGGTACGACGACAACACCGGCAGTAGCTTCAAACTGTACGGCTTAGGTTTTGCCCTCGCAAAGATGAGTGCGAACTCCTCCGCCTCCCCACGGCTCATTAGCTTCGGGTAATGCTCCTGAATTGTCGCCAGGTCATACTTCTCTAGCTTTCGGAGTGTCTGGAGAGCCAAGTCTCCCTCAGTCCTCGCCGACTGGAGAACCTTCGCCTTAACTACCTCCTCCAACCGCGTCATCTGTTGCGGGTCTACCAGGTCCCCCAACCCTTTGAGGTCCTGGACGGAGGGGAGCATCCCGAACTCCCGCTTATATGTCTCTGGCCCCAACCACCGCATCGACTTCCGTTCGGCTGACCGAGCAAACGCCTTCAGTCCAGCAGTGTTCGTCATCGCGTACATGAGCTGCCGGAAGTCCTCCTCACTCTGAAGAAGCCGGTGTGGGAAGTAGTCCTTGACCTTCCTGGGATGCTCGATGAACTCTCGCATCGAGATAGAGAGTTCGTCAGCCCACCCCTTCTTCTCCAACCCCTGAATCACCTGAGCCAGTCGCTCTCGGTTCTTCACACTCCCAAACGACCTCTCCCACATATCGTCCAGGATAACTCGCGTGTCTCCTGCAAACTGCCGCAGGGCCGGCGTCATCTGCCGCTCCAGGTTCGGGAGTAGAGCCCCCACCGCCGGCACCACCCTCCGTCCTTCCCCCTTCCCAATTGTGATAACTCCCCTCGTCCCCTGGAACCCCCGCAGTGGCTTGTGTAGTCCGTCCAGCCACGCCGCAGCCATGAGCTGCTCCCGTTGTGTCAGGTCCCTCCCGGTTCTCGCCTTGAACCGATTGAGAGCCGTGAGTGTCGCCCCCTCGTACCTCGACTGGAAATCCCGTACATCCCGCACGACTCCCCCAAAGATTTCCGGTACCTTAGTCCCTCGATACAACCCTTGCATCGACGCGAGCCGCCCCAGAATCGGGAACCTCCTCGTCATCGCCTTGATTGCATTTTCCGCCCGAAAGATATTCTTCGCAGACGCGACTGGGAACTTGTAGCACAGTGCCAGTGACACCAACAGCACCGGATTCGTCACGGCTCGGAACAGCCGGCCCCACGGCCCCGTATCCAGCCCGTGCTCCTTCAAGAAGGCATCTCGCTCCTTCACCGTCAACGTCTGAGGGGTAAACATCGCCCGCATACCGGCGTCCAGGTCCCCCAGCATCAACTGCTGGGCAGCCTGTCCAGGCCGCTCCAGGGCTCCTACGTCCGCCGGCAATGCCCCGATCTCAAGACCCATACCGTGGCCCCCCATCCGGTGACAATTCTGCCCTCGCACAACTTAGACAGATCAACTCTAACTTCTGGCCCCTGTAGGTTGGCACGGCCATTGCCATGTCATGCCACTGCTGGCACCTGTGGCAATAGAAATGATCCTGATTCTCTTTCGTTTCAACCATAACCATCCTCCTCTTGTGGGTGAGATTTATGCAAGGTGTCGTCCCTGGATGGGGGTATCTACGGGGGCGGGGTGCCAGTCGTTTGTGAGGAAGTCTGCGAGAAGGGGAGTCCATCGCTTAGGTTCCTTCCCTCTTTCGTGAAACCACATCTCCCCCTTGGGTCCCTCGACTGACACATAGCGTCGGCCCCCAAAAGCCCAACACACACCCCAACCCGAACGTGTAAATACTCGTCCGTCCCGGAGGCCCTCTATTGCTTCTTGGAACGTCATTACATCCCCTCCATCTCACCAAGGAGTTGGTCCAAGAGGTACTTCATCTCCTCGGGGCTTCGTTCTTTCTGGGCTGGCTGGCTTGCGGCTGTCCCCAGGGCCATCTCGCTCCGGGTGAGGGGTCCACGTCCGACCTGCCCGGCGAGGGCCTGGATAACCTGGTTCATCAGGTCCGGGTCCTTGTTGAGCATCACCCGACGCCGTGAGATCGCGTCCCGCTTCGCTAGAATCTCCCGGATCATCTCCAGGGATTGCAAAGGCTGTCCAGTCCCACCCCGACTGGCCTCCACCATCGCACGGGCTCTCTTCTTCTTACCGACGAGGCTGTCGTATAGGCCCCACCCAACGAGACCCGCTCCGATTATCGGGCTGGCTCGACCTAACCCCCGCAAACCTCTCGAGACTTTCCCGAGCCCTTTGACCCCCTGCTTTCCGGCAGCCTTCAGGACTCCCGGCTCTGGCGGCGGCAAAGCCCCCGGCCTGGTGACCCCCATCTTCCGGGCTGCTTTCCCAACTCGTGTGGTGGGCTCCCCCCCAACCTCGAAGCCTTGGACTCGTGCCAACTCACTCTTGATCTCCGCGGAGAGCTGGGGCCGTCGTTTCCCCCAACCTCCGGGCTTACCTTTACTGAGGGTCCACGCCCACATCTTCGCAGCGAGAGTCTCCGGTCGAGCTGATTCCAGGGAGGACAGTACCCGGGCTGCCCCGAACCGCCCGATCACCTTGGGGCCGACCTTCCGAAGGTCCGCGATGGCCTCCGCCGGTACCCCCGCCTTCTTGGCCATACCCAGGGCTTGCTCCAGGTACTTCTTCTGGATTACTGGAGGCACACCCTTGGGATACTGCCGTGCTAGAGAGAGCGTCTCGGAGACTAGAGCCTTCTGTTCCTTCGTCCCCGCTGCCTTCCAGAGGGCCTGCCCCAGTTTGTTTGGACTCTTCCTTAGAACATCTGGACCCTCGGCTTCGAGGATGTTGATAGCTTCCTCGGGAACCCCCTCCGCCCGCAGCGTCTCAATCACGGCTGCGAACCGCTCCTCCAGACCGGCCTTCTGCATCCAGATTCGGCCCCAGTCTGCCATACGACGGAGGTTCCCAATGTCCTCGCCGGCACCGACGGCGGCTCCACCCTCGGCCAGCCCCAACACGTCCCCTGGATCACTAAATGGGATTCTAGCCATGTCTCAAACCACCTCTATCAAGAAAAGGTCTTCATCCCTGGGTTTTGAGGGAGGACCCTTCACGATGTCCCACCTCCAGCTTGGTCCTGTCGCTTGTAATACCCAGTCAAGTTGTGTGAATTCTCTCTCGTGAAATGCCCTCGCCTCCTCAATCTCCTCTTTCCTCCGCTTCCTTCTTAGACACCGGGTTTGGTGGACCTGACTCATCACGGCTTTCCAAACCCACGCCGGACACCAAGGGTAGTCATCCTGGACCTCTTTTAACAGAAAAAGACCATCGGCAACCCCCCCGGCCCACATGGAAATGAAAAGATTGACGGTAGCCTTTCCCCCCAACACCTTCTTCAGTAGTGGAGCCTCAGAACAAGGATACGGTCCCCCACCCTCGTTATCTTGCTTGCTGAAGGCTTGGAGAGCTGTACGCCCTATAGGGCAGGGGGCCACCCAAAAGGTTCTACAACAAGGTCCCCACTCCTCCCACGCCCTCCGGTAGAACTCAAAGTTGCGTCGCGTCTTCACATCAATCTTTTCCTGAAATCCTCCCATAACAATCTCACCCACAAGAACTGGTTTATCTCTCTGTACTCTTGGGTCTCCGACCAAACACTGCCCGGGAGAGGCTACTGAAGTCCCCCCCTCGGCGGGGGTCAACTCGGCGAGCCAGGTCACGAGGGTTCATTCCCATTCTCGCGGCCACCGTAGCCAGAAGTCCCGTCTGCACACCGCCGGGGATGAGTCGTTCGTCCATCGTGCCGGCCCGAACTTGGGCAGCCCGTGCTCCCATCCGCCCCGGGGGGACTTCGTACTCCCGAGCCAGAGCCTCTTCGGACATCTGCTCGTGAGCCGCCCCCATCTGTGCTGTGGAAGCTAGGAACTGCTCCCTCTGTAGCTCTGCCTTCACATCCTCCTCGGGCGTCCCCCCCAGACGACGGATGACACCATCAATGAAATACCACGCAAGGATGGTTCCTCCGATAGCAATAGGTGCAGGAATAGGCATCTCGATCTCCTAGTCTTGGGCCATCCCGGCGGCTGCCTGGGGCCACTGTGGACCCCGTGGGCTTGGCTGCCCCCCCGGAGCCGCCGGGGCTGGTTGTGGTTGCTGTAGTTGCTGACCCGGCTGAGCCTGACCGGACATCTCCTGCATCCGCTGGCGTTTCTGCTTCTGGTACTCCTTGACCTTCTGTTCAATGGAGGCCCGGTTCGCTGCGAAGAATGTGTCCCGTTCCAACTCTGCCTTATTGAAGTCTTCCATTTCCTTCAGACCACTAGGTAGGTCTTCGTCATACCCACCGGAGAGGATAGCCATCACAAGGTCCGTCTGCCCCGGCACCAGGGTGGACAACTCCACCATCGCCTCCATAGTGCTGATCTGGAGTTCGGCCTTGGGACTCGGGCGGAACTTCATCGACTCGATCTCCTCCAGAGTCATACCCTCCACGTCCTCTTCTAGCTCCCCTCGCATGGTTGCCAGGATTTTTGGCCCACCGATCCCGCGGGGCATTCCGTTCTCATCCTTGTTGGACTTCCAGGAGGTGACGAGCATGTCGGAGTACCGGCCCAAGAAGCCAGCGTCCGCCCGAAGCTGAGCCACGGGGGCCGACCGCTCCAGGGTATTGATACCTTGTGTCATCCGGGCACGGGCTCCCCCCAGCATTCGCCGGAGACCAGCCGCCACCTTTACCTCAGACGCCGCAGTGTACTTCTCCTTGACGAGCCAGGCTCCCCAATACTTCTCGACGTGGCCGGCGATGTTGGCTACGGTCTGTTCGTCCTGGGTGTCCATAAGCTGCCTCGCCATAGACGCCAACATGGAGCCCTCGGCAGCCGGAGCCGCCGATTGGGTAAGAATCCAGTTCGAGGCTGCTCGGAGTCCAGCCTTCACGTGGGCTGCCAGAAAGAACTCAGCGGGGGTGTCCAGCACCCGGTCCCCTGTGGTGATCTTGTCGTACTCGGCCAGTAGCTTGTCGGAGCCCTCCCCCAGGACCTCCCGTAGGACGTGCCGCTCCAATTCTTGTTCAGCATTCCCCCACTTCTTCTGCAACCGTCCAGGGTCCCCAGTCCCATCTCGGAGGAAGTTCTCCAGACCACGCAGTACCCCCTCAGAGGCTCGGTCCTCCATGACCTTGTGGGTCCGAGTCTCGAACTCCCGGAGTGGGCGAATGGAGGCGTCCACACGCTCCAACATCTGCATCTGCCCCTCTAGGTACTTGTCCCGGGCCTCCGCTGTCCCCATAATATTCAGAACCTCCTCATCCATGAGACCCTGCATGACGGTCCTGAAGTCAAAGACGGAAACATGGGGTAGCATCGGGTCGTCGGGGTCAGCTCCCGTCAACCCTCCGGGAAGGTAACCCCCACTGGACACGATCTGGTCGGCCTGCTCCTGGGTGATCTCCGGTAGTTCCCGACTACGCTCTCCGTCCGCGTCCGGGAGGGGGAGCATTAGAGGATCAACCTCAAGTTGGGTCAGGTCCATCGGGTCACGCCCGGCCATGATGTCCTGGAGACTCTCGTTCAGTAACTTCTTCGCATTCTTGAGGTACTCTGGCCTAAAGTGGTTCTCCGTCAGGATACGGGAGGTCGCCAGGTAGTTCTTGATCTTAGCCATTCGTGACGGGCCGTTTGGGGCTTGGTCCCACAGCCCGGACAACCACATATCCTCCACCCTCTTATCCATCGCCTCGATGGTATTCAGGACGGTACTCCGCTGCCGGTCAAACTCCACGATGTAGTCCCGTGTAGCGTCTCGCTGACCCTTCATGGCCTCCATCATGGAGAGTTGCTCATTCTGCATGTCCTTCTGAAGCTCTGCCTGGTACTGTACGAACTCCTCCTGGAACTGTCGCTCCTCCATCCGCTCCCCCTTACGTTCCTCCTTCTCCCTAACCTCCTTCTGTCGGGCCACGATCTGATTCAAAGCGTCGGTTACTCCCCGACCAATAGCACTCCCTTCCTCCGCCTGTGTCTCCTGCATCTTCCCAAAGGTGTCCAGCAGCTTCTTCATGGAGGCATCCTGTGACTTCGCAAACCCAGATAGGGCAATCTCCGCTGCACTAGGCCCACGAGGTCCCCCACCACGCCGCCCACCTAGAGCTTCCTGGGATAAAAGTGGAATCTGTGGTTGCTGTCTCGGCATTAGCTTACCCCCCGAAGAAGGGAAGGAATCCGGCCACCCCTTCTATGATCCCCAAAATCATATTTGTCCGGGCCATCTTGTTCGCCATCTCTACGTTCTCATGCATGATGTCGAGGGTTTCATCCATGTGCCCCATCCTGATCTCTGTCGATACGAGGTTGTTGATAGCCTGGTAATTATTTATCGCAGCCGGGGTTGTCAGAATCGCAGTCTCCGCAAGATGATCCAACATCGCTATCCTTGTCGTGTCGTTCGTAGCGAAAGCAGCAGCCCGATCCGCAACAATCGTCGAAATCTGAACGTTCCTCTGGTTCGTAGCCTGAGCATCCAGTTCCGTCAGCCGCACGTTCAACTCGCCCACAGCTTGGGAGGTAGCCGTAAAAGCCTGGCCAGCCGCGACTCCCATCGCCCCCCCTTCCTGGAGGCCAGTTGTCTCCACTGACGTAAGCATACTCCCAAACTCTATGGCAACTTCGGCCTGTGTCTGGGTGAACTGGTGGGTTGTCGCCCCGATCGCCGGGGCGATCGCCATCGCTCCCGACATCCGAGCCTGCATCTTCATCGACTGAGCCTGAGCCGGACTGAGCTGCCCAGTCACTACCATCGCGTCGATCTGAGCGACCGCCTGGTTGACCTGCCCGTGCATAGTCTGGACGGCTGCGTCCATCGCGGCGGCCCGGCCCTGCATCACGTTCGAGAGGGCCTCATCCCGCTGGGTCCCCACCATACCCTCGGCATGTGTAAGCTGCTCCTGGAGTTTCCCCCCTTGCCGCTCGAATTCTGCTGCCACCCGCTGGGGTAGCCGGCTGATTTCGCCCCGGGTCTGCTGGATAGTGTCCCTGATCTCTGTCAGCCCGGTCTCAGTAGTCGTCTCCGCTCGTGTAAATCCTGCCTCGGCCTCCTTCTGCCGCCGTTCAATCTCTGTCGATGTTCCTTCAGCTTGGGCGAGGCGATCTGCCTCCGTCCGCTTTTGCTCAGAAATATCCTCCTCCCCTGCCGCCCGGAGTTCCTCCCCTACGTCCCGAAGAGGATCGAGCGGGTCAGCCGGGGCTGTTCCTAGAGGAGTACCGACTCCGACTTCCCGGGTATCCTCCTCCTGCTCGCCGAGGGGACGACCCCCGAAGATTCCTCCCAAAATCCTTCCGAGACCACTCTTTGGGTTGTAAGTACCTGGCATAGAAAGACACTCCGACTACCCACCATTATAGTGGGTGAGATTGGTTTTGTCAAGACCCTTATGCAGATTGAGTCTCTGATGCACCCAGGATTCCCTTTACCAAGAGGGACTGTAGTTGGAAGTCAATATTGGACCCCACGAATTTCAAGTACGGGTACAATCGGACATCTGCGGCGTTGACCCGCCCGACACACTGATCTGGGATGAGGCTGAGGTCCACCTCCGTACTCCTCAATACCTGGTTGTTCCGCTTGAAGCCCATCGTCACGAAGGCGTTGGGATCACTACCTCCGGTCTCGCCCCCGAAGTCACTGAACGCTACCGAAATGGCGTTCCCAGTCTTCCGGCAGAAGGGGTCCAGCCCCTGGGGACCAGAGAGCTGGGGCATCACTAGCTCCGTTACGACCGGAGCTACAGAATACTGGTCACCGATCGTCAGGGAATCCGACAGCCCGGTGACCGTCAGGTCCGTAGCCGAGCCGCGGGCTGTAACGGTCGCAATCTCACCCACAAGGTCTCCGCTCGTGATGTAAACCTTGTGTCCCACACAGTTTACGGGAAACGTAGCCCCGGTGTCAACGATGTGGGTTTGGGAAGCGGAGGTGACATCCCCGTTCACGGTCTCGCCGGCCCCCGTCCCACACATGGTACGCTTACCCATCTCCCTGGCAGCGTCGATGCAGGAGACGACTCCCGAGTCGTCAACGAAGTACGCCCGCTGAGGTCCGTCCGTCTTGACGTTGGGTCCGCCTACCAGGAACGTCCAGGGGCAATCCACCAGGCGGGTGACAGCCCCCGTGGACTCCCACAGGATGAAGCATTCATGTAGGGTCGGATTCAGGAGGATCAGGGCACCACAGGTCGCGTCATACTCCAGTATGACGGACTCCAAGGACTGAGCCCACTCCGCGTTGTCCTGGATAATCCGGTTCATGGAGGAGATCGACTGGATCGAGCCACTGTTCCCATCAATGGCTTTCATGCCGGCCTTCGTGATGATAAAGAGGACGTTACCAACTCCGGTCTGTCCGTGGCGAGACACCCCTCCGAGGCGGAACAGGAGTTTCGTTAGAGCCAAGGAACTACCGGAGCGTGTCACTTTGTAGACCGCCCCTGTACTCACAGCGAAGAGATGATCCCCCGCCCGCTCCAGCGATAGGAACTTCTCCCCCGCATCGTCCACTTCATACAAGTTCGCGGGAGGGAAGTTCTCCGGCTCCTGGGTAGTTAGGGTAGACCATACCAGGGATTCCCTTTTCTGCTCCGTCTCTGACCAGTCTACGTCCAGGGTTGCCGGCTCCTCCGGGTCCGTAACGCCCACGAGGAGGTTATCGTAAGTAGCGATACGCTTCATGCGGGGAGCCGGGAAGAACCCGTGATCGTAAGGATTATATGTGGGCTGCCCCACTAGTCCTTCGTCTACCCACCACGTTGATTCCGCATCCCAGGAGACTACCCCAGGCTCCGAGTCGTGCTCGTATGTTTGCTCTAATTCTGTCCGATCGTGTAACTCTCTATACTCATCCACTAGGTGTAGGGGTTGCATGAGTGTGTATTTATCCCACTTCACTCCCGTATCGTTCACCAAGGTTCGCCAGAACCGGAACCCATCCATGTGGGGAATTCCCCACATAATCAGACACGTAGAGAGACTGGCAGGGGCTTTGATTTGCTGAGTATGTCCTCCCCCGTCCTCCGGTAGGCGGCATCCTCCAGGAATACGGTAGCCGACTGCTGCCGACCCCCCGTATGAGGGGTCCTCAGTATACCAACGCATCCAGGACCGCAGGTTGTGCTTCCGGCTCACCTGTTCGACAGCATAGGTGTATGCCCCGGCAGCCTGTGAGTGACTTCCACCCGCATCGTATATCCCCGCGTAGAAGGCATAGTCTGATCCTCCCTGTACGAACTTGCCATCGGTACGGTCTTCATTCACTGGAATCCCTAGACACCGAAGAGGGAGAAGACCCATGAACCTGTGCTGGAGACCCGCCGAATAAGTATCCCAGTCGTTGACCTTGAAGTCCCAGAAGTACGCCTTGTTGTAGGGGAGGGCCATCTGGTGGAATGAGTCAACCCGGTCTCCCGCCGGGGACTCCGTAGCTCCCGAGGCCACGAAGTAGATGTACCGTCCGAGGGAGCACACATCATACTCGTCGGGGGTGCCTACCAACTTGAAGTCGTCCCAGGAGTCGAAGTCCTCCAGGCACACCACGTCTGAAGCAGGGGGACCACCAGAACTATCTTTATAGGCAAAGTACAAGGCAGGCCCAGTGCCTCCTTGGTTGTCTGCCAGGTAGACGAGCCCCTTCAGTGTATGGCCGGCAGTTCCCCGTTGGATGGAGACATACCAGGCTCCGAGGATATTGGCGATCGACTCGATCGTCGTTACACCTGTCTCGGGCTTGGGGACCCCGTGGACGGTAACGTCTGCCATCCCGGGGAAGGGTCGGACGGCCCCGAGGAATCGGCCATCGACGCCCGTAGCCTCCACTAACTGAGGAGGTGCTACGCCCGCACGGTTCACCTTATAGTCAGCTCCGGGGAAGAGAAGATCATACTTCCAAGGAGCATTCGGGTCGTCTCGTCTCTCTGCCATTCTCTATCCTTTGGGACTAACTCCTAGTTCACAATGTCCGGGTCGATCACAACTTCCCCTGCCGCCGCAGCAGCCTCACACACCTGCACTTTCTTCCGCATGTCTTCACAGACGCAGCGGTGGATGAAGTCTAATGTAGACTCCCCTGCATTCTTAGTACGGCCTTCATACAGGAACCCCGCTTCAATACGAAGTCCATTCTCGGTATTGGTATTCAACACCAGTTGATGTTGTGCCATTGTTCTGTCTCCTATCCTATAAGAATCTCTCTATCGCGGCTTGCATAACCGCTACCCAGTGTAACCCCACGTGCAGCCGGTGAAGCTATCTTTATCAGCAGCGAACACAGACAATCGTACATTTTCCAAGTTGGCGGGAAGCCGCCGGGGATAGCGGCCTCAAACCCATATTGAAAATACTCATCCGTCGTCGGCACGTCGCCAGCAGCTTCGCTTACGATAAGATGGTTGGTAGTAAACGCCTTTGAACCGAGATTGGTTTCACTTGTATTATCAACACCCGTCTCGTCGTTCGGCGTCTTGCCATAATGGAAAATGAAGGTGGCAGTGCTCCGTCGCACTAACCAACTGGCACCGAGAATCTCATCGTTCTGTCCGATTCGGCCATCTTCATATGGACCAGGGGTTGCCGCAGCACCACCGTAATCTGTTGTTACAACACCTTCATCACCAGCGGTAGTGTACTCCCCATAATTGGCATCGTTAAACGGTATCTCCGCCGCATTCGCCCAGGTGCCTGAGTCAAGATCATCCCCGATGTCCGGTGTTGCCTTGCCCTCATCGTGCCGATAAGTCAAGCTGCCGAACGGTCCGATGAAGTCTGCGACACTGGAAGCACCACTATAGATGTAAATTCCTGCAATGTGCACATGCACATCGTCCAACAATGTAGGTCCTTGCGACTTGAAATGGGCTGACCAGTTAGGAACTGCCATCGTAATCCTCGCCACTGGTGTTCAGGGCCTCACTGCCGTCAACATGAACTATCAAATCGCCCGGATCGCCATGGGTAAGCAGAAACTCCACAAGGTGCCATGTATCCGCCGAAAAGACCCCATTGCTTGACTTGATAACGAGAGCATTATTGGCATCGTAAATGGAGAACGCCCCATTGTCGTTTAACTTGAGACGGAAATCTATCGCAGTACCATTAGTGCACCACTGAAAGAATTCAAAATCCGTAATCCTGCCAACGTAACTGAATCGAACGTAGAAGCCTATGACATATTTATTCTCTCCGGTGGGAACAGTGTCAACAAATATCTCATTGTAATTGACAGAATCCTGTTCCAACTCCACCACGTAAGTTTCATGCCCATATGGCGGTGCTGGACTTGTCTCAATTGTAGGACTACCTTCAGTCCAAATAAGTTCATGTAATGAACCCGACTCGAAGTTGATGAATGTCTTTAGGGCAAGTGCCATTAGTCCACCGTGTACTTTCCGAATATCCACACTTTGCCGGGCGTCCCGACAACGGCGGAACTGTGATAGACCAGCACTGAGTTGGCCGCCATGCCGGTATTGTTCATCGTAACGTCCGTCGGTGTCGTCGTCGCCGTGATCGCCGCAGCCGAAATGTCCGTGCCCCCCGCATCTGGTGTGTCATAGCCGCGTTCCGTCAACTCAAAGGTAGTGCTGGTCGCAGCCTTGACGTGGACTCGCACTTGGGTAAGTGTCGCCGCATGTGGGAACCAGTGAACAATGAACTCATCATCATCCGCAGGAGTAGGAACTTCGACAAGGAAGCTCCGTGTCCGCCACTTGGCAAGTAGGGGGAGGTCTTCGACCTTGACTTTCCTGTGGCGGGAGACACTGACATCTTGTATACACAACCAATCACCGCCGACTGCCCCTCCCGAAGGTTCCGTGAGTTCCGAAAAATGAGCCCAATACGCTTTACCCTGTGGGGAATACAGCAGGAAATCGGTTTCTACCTCACCCCCGCTCGCAGGCCATTCTGTACCATCGAGGACTATCTCTCCAGGACCGTCCGGGGTGATGTTTATGTCCCCACTGTTGATGGAGACTATCTCTAAGTCTGTAGCCACAGCCCGAATAGAGGCTGTCCTCAGTTGCGTAGATACAGTTTGGACGGTCCCATGAGGATCAGTCACGTCCGCAATGTGAGTATCTATATCAGCATGGCTGGTAGTCCCAATGTTCGAGATGGCCGTGTGGTCGATGTCTCCGTCGTTGACCATCGTAGCATCAACGTGGCCATCCGCATCGAGCTTGATGGGCTTACCCGCATCCCCGGCACCAGCACTCGAATTCAGGTGTTCAGCTTCGGTAAAATAACGGTCATCGAGTTGACCACCATCCAACTCAGTTTCAGTGTAGTACCGAGCATCCCCCCGTGCGTCATTGTGGTATTGATTGTGGTCATCGTCAGCAAGTCCGGCTACACTGCCATGGTCAATACTTCCTTGGTGTTGCGTCACATTCGACGCTGCCACACATGCATCCGGCAGGGTCCCAGCCGCACCTCCGCCGAGCACCTGGTCCGCTTCCACCATACCGATGAAGCCGTCTCCCGCCGGAGCCACCTTCGCAATGAGATTGATGTCGCCTTCGCCCATTATGCCGGTTCCGTCGTCGTAACGACTTTCGTACCAAGATTCGGATTCGTAGACCGCCAGGCATAGTAATCTTCGGTATACCCGTTGGCGTTGGTCACCGACACCGTTTCAGGGTTTTGGAATCCGCCCTCAAACCCCCCAACCCAAAACGCTACCAGCCCCAATCGCTTCGGGAACGCGAAGAGCATGTACTCTCCCGCGCCGGTGGTCACCGCGTCCCACTCCTGCGTGTTGTCGTTCGTGACCTCCGAATTGGCGAGCCCCTCAATGTCCGCCTCGGTGAACGTGTCGGTCTTTACCGTCACACCGTAGTAGAGCGGGTCGATCGTCGCGTTGCCGGAAGAGGAGACGAGCGTATGGTCACCAAGACTAGCAAGATTGGAAACGTAGACCTTGTAGTTCTCAGTGAAGCCCGCCGAGTTCGTAATACTGAGAGTCGAGCTATCAAGAGTCATCGCAATGGCAATACCGTTGTACGTGAAGCCGGTATGCCCGTCGGTCTCGTAGTCTGAGCCCGTCTTGATGGTTGTGTAAGTCGCTGGGTGCGCGAATACCAAGTAGTTCGTACCGACCGACGACAATGCCATGCTGCGGGTGGTGTCGTTACTGATCGCCTCGCTACCACCAGTAAGACCTTCGACCTGAGCCTCAGTCAGACTGCTCCCGTTCGCGTGGCTGCCCCAGATAATCAGATTGCGAAAGTAGACCGTTTCGGTATCCGTATCATTCTCCTCGCCTTTGTCTGCACTAAGCGTGAACTGGATGTAGGTGTCCTTACTGGTCGGGTAGTTCGTAGCTTCCGTCGTACTCTTCTGGGCGTAGGGGGAATCCATTACGAGTGGGTTCGTACCCCACACCCCCCCACCGCCGTTCGTTGCCATCGTGATAGTCGCCGCAGTCGGAGGCCCGTTGTCATACGTAGCGTCGAAGGTAATGTCCCCCGCTGCTTCCCACACTCCATCACCAATAAGTTGTGTAGTTGCCTCGTTGTCGGTGAAACTAGCAATCGAGAAAGCAAAGGTGTAATCGTAGGCGGCGGGGACCCAGTTTGCACCATCCCACTTGAGAACCTCGTTCGTCTCCGGAGAATCAGTAGTCGTATCTACGTCGGCTACCGCATCCACACTTTCTGTGCGTTTAACATACTGTGCATGGTCATCGTCCTCCAGGCCCCCCAATACCCCATGATCTGTTACCGCATTGTCGTCTACGTATTTCTTGGTAGCCGGCTCGTAGTCCTGGTTAGGTGTGAACTCACGATCATTGTTCACTGACAGATATTTCCTCACACCATCAGGCCATCCTAGAGGGTAGTCCCAGTCTAGGTTTCCTAGAAGGGTGATGAGTGTTTTCGTGTAATACCGAGCATCCCCCCGGGCATTGTTATGATACTGGGTATGGTCATCGTCCGCGAGACCGTCGAGGTTACCGTGGTCGGAGGTGCGGGTTCGCTCCAGCTCCTCAGCCAGGTCGGCTGTCTCTGCCACCATCCGGGCTATACTATCCAGGCTACCAATGCCCCCCGGCGTCTCATCGACGGGTACGATCTCAGGAATAGAAGTGATTTGTTCCAGACGCTTAAGGATATTCTTCTCTGTGGGTGAGATTTCCTCCGCCTCGGGAAGAGTCTGGAAAGGGATTTGGTCAGCAAAGGCGGAGGCTAGAGGAGAGGACTCCCGGACAACCTGCCGCACCCGAGCGGGTGGGTGAGCCATACTCCGGGACCAATACCGCATTGCACACTACCCCCAAGCCAAGAAGCCACCGCGGTTCTCATTGTCCGACGTGTCCCCCTCGGCGTGCCCTGGGAACCTTGCACACTTACGCTCGACCATCAACCGCATCGCCCTCTGTTTCGCAACGAACCTCGTGTGAAGGGCTTGCAGTCGTTTCGTGCTGGCCTCTATCGCCAGAATGTCCATCGCCGCCGACATGCACACGAGGTGCTTCAAGACCAGACTGTACTGTGGGACCACCTCATACGTTATCGTCCCAGTGGGAAGCTCAGTCCAATCCTCCGCCAGAGTTGCTACCCGCGTCACGTTGTTGTAGGCCGTGATGAGCCTCTCCTGAACCACCTTTTCGTAGCCGGCTGGCCCGGTCGCGGTCAGAACCCTCACCAGGTACCCCGCATACGCATTCTCACGGGTATCGAGGGTTCCATCAGTGGGAGTGGCTGCGAGTGTGATCGACCCTGCTGCCATTGTTCCCGCCGTACCGTAGTGCATGAGCGGCTCACCTAGCGGCACGAACAGTACCTCCAGCGTGTCGGTTGACTTCCAATCCCGCAGCAACCGGAGAGTGTTCCCCTCGATAACGACACCACCCTGCCCCGAGCTGAAGTGGTTGTCCGGCCACATCTCATACTCCGGCAGACCGCTCGTCGAGTTCAGCTTCGCAACCCGCCAAACCTCACCCACATTGGGGGGCAGTGTATAGTTCTGCTTCCCGGACTCCAGGGTGATGTTGTAGCGAACCAGCACCGGGTGGTCCGTGTTCACATTCAGGTCCGTCAATATGGCAGCAAACGCCGTCTGGAGGAAGTCCACAATCTCCCCGTTCGTGTACTTCGGGTTCACAGAGGGTTCGTCCGTCATCTTCCGGATCAGGGTCACACAGTCACTCAGGAACCCCGCTCCCGACATCGCCGAGGACCCCACCACAGCCGGAGCCACGAGCGTGTCGATCGCGTCCCGAATCTTCGTCAGGCTGTCCGTCCCCGTGGCGAATCCGGCCCCGGCCGTACCATCCCCTAACTCCCGAAGAGACTCCACACTGTCGGTCGCTGGGTCAAACGTACCGGCACCCGTAGGAGCCGAAGCTGCCTTAGACATCAGAGCCAGAAGGAATGATCGTAGGTTGTTCGGTCCAGCAGCAGCAAACCCGGTCGTCAGATAGTCATGGTGATGGTACCCAGTACCGTCGTAGTCGGCCTCCAGGTTCACGGCTGCCGTTGCGTCCCCACTGATCTGCTCCACGTTCACATCGGGGGTGGCACTCACCAACCGGACCTCCTCTACAGCCGGGTCAAGCCCAGCTCCCGTTACCATCAGAGTCACGCCCTCTGCTCCAGTGGCAAATGCAGCATCGGGCCAGTCCACCCGATAGAGACCCGGGGAGGAGGTCGCGTCGATCTGAATCATCTTGTTGTCGGCGTGGGCTGCATCCGTGGACCCCAGGGCCGTAGCATCTACCTTCGCAGCCGGAGCGGCTCCATACCGAGTGTACTGGAGGTCCAGGTCCGTGATGGTATACCCCGTCTCTGGAGTAAAGTCAGCAGAGTCCCGAAGCATTATGTACCGCGAGACATCTACAGTGTCTACAGCAATCTCAGCCATTACCCTATCGCCCTTGCTGGACCAACCTGCCCACCGGAGATCGGAGACGAGAACGCATAGGGAAGAGGACGGTTCATCTTCTTCTTCAACCAGTCCCACTTCTCCTGTTGATCCATGATGTCATCCGTCTGCTTCCGGATACCGGCTCTGTTCTTCTCCAGGAGTCGTCTCTTCGTTTTCTTGAGGTCCACCGGCCCGTAGCACCCCACGATCATCTCAACGAACTTTGCGGTCATCTTCTCGAAGCGAGCCCCCAGGTCCTCGATCTCGTCCACAATCCGTAGCGTCCTGTGCAGCCAATACGCGAGGACCCACTGCCCCGTAGCCTGGTTCCAGAACGTCACCATGTCGGGGTCGTGGAGCCTCCTCCGGAAGAATTGTGCGGCTGGGGTCTCCCGCACCAAGTGCTGCTGAGGGTTTAGGACTGTCACACTCATATCGCTCCTCCCAATCTCCTCCTCAATCTCACCCACAGAAAAGGGTTGGCGGGTCCCGAGCTATGGGAGTCGCCCAGGACCCGCCGGAGGAGGAGTTTTCTAACCTAGCACCTCTGAGATGCCCGTCAGCTTCATAAAGTTCGGCTGAGTGGGCATACAGTTCCACTGCCGGACGAACGGAGCCTCGATGAAGTCCGTCGTCGCTCCGGAAGCACTGTGGGCGTGCTTGAATATACCTTGGTAACCACCGCCGCCACCCAGTGACGCGACGAAATCAACCTCAGTACCGAACCGGGAGTCCGTCTTGGTCCCGGGGATACTGGGGGGTACATACCGCGTGATCCCACCGTTTTTCAGCTTCCCAGCGTAGAACGTCCCGCTGGCACAGTAGGTCGAGGTGTAAATCTCGCACGGCCTGGACGCGAACCGATACCGGAATCCCTCCCAGCCGGCCTCCACTTCCAGGGGACGACCGTTTCGGTCGTACCGGAACCGACCCGGCTGATCCGCCACAGCAGCGTTGTAGCTGTCCAGGTTGTCGATGAACCCAATCAGCACGCCCATAGTCGTGATCGCCGCATCCATTCTCTTCCCCGGGAACGACTCATAGTACATGGCAAAGTGCCGGTTCAGGGCACTCTCCGTGAGAGCCGCACCCAGAGCAGCCGGAACGTAGCTCTGGAACTGCCCGTGATCCGCGATGGTAATCCCGAAGAAGTCGGTGACCGTAGTACCATCAGCGATCCATGACTCCAGGGAGTTCGGGGCCACAGCCACTGAGTCCTTGATGACGATCACATCATTGTCACCACCAGCACCCGCGTAGGTGATTCCACCACCCAGAACCGTCTCCACCTGGAACGTCCCACCGTCCACTCGCCGCAAGGTAATCGTCTGGTCCAGAGGAGCCACGTTGTCCACGACTACGTAGAAGTTGGCGTTACGCTTCGTCGCCCCGGTGGAGTCGTACAGGTCCACCATCATACCCTGGCGGAACCTATGCACACGACCGGAGGCATCCGTACCACTCAGGTCCACGATGATCGCAGCCGTATCCGCCGCTTTGTTGGACATCGTGTCCGAGGAGTCCCCAACGTCCCCCAGGGCGTAGGTCGTAGTGTCTGTACTGTAGAACAGGGCCGCTTCCTGCTGAGCTAGGAGGTCACCCACACCCTTCAAGTTCTGAGCCACGACCGAACCGATCGAGGCATTCAGACGGTCTGCCCGGAGAATCTGATGAGGTAGGTAGAAGTTCCCTCGGTGCTCGATGAGCTGGAGGGTTGTCTGAATGAACGCGGGGGCCGTGACCTCATCGACGGCCTGGAAACTCTGCGGCGTATCATACATGGTGAAGTTGTTGGGTCCGGTGACGACGTTTCCGCCCACCGGACTCGTAAACTTCGCTCCACCAGCGATACCCGCAACCCAAGACTTGAGGACATTCCACCCTCTCCCAATACCACGGTTCCGTACCACATTGGTACTAGAACGGGCGATCATAGGGTAAATCGGGTCGAGGGACCACAACGATTCAAAAATCGTTGGCACTATCTTTTCCTCAAGTGTGTATTGAACTGCGTCACTAATCGTTGCCATCTCGTTACTCCACAAGGGGGCTGGGTCGTCTCTTGAGCAGCTTCAACTGACCAGCCAGGGCCATTCGTTGTTCCTTCTCGTCTTCTGTTCGTCTGGCTCCCCCTCGTTTGAACAGCGACACAAACTCCGAAGCAATCTCGGCCTGCTCCCTCTTGATTACCAAGTGCTCCGAGATCACTCGCAGGAACCCTCCTGCTTGGCGGTCCCACACAGTCCAGGACCAACATGGTCTCTCCCGTAGTCGATCCCTTGAACGTGAAGGAGTTACCGGATGATACTGCCCACCCCATAGTTTCTTCAAGTGAAGCAACATACGGGCGTCAGTATTTTCGACCCGGACTACTAGCCGGAACTCATCGGTACGTTGACCACCTCGGGTGTAAATACCAATGCACCCTTCACCGTCGATGACTCCGGCGGTCCAACCTAAATCAGCGTCAGTCACGTCCGGTAACCCCATTCTGTGGATGAGGTTTCAGAGGTCACAACGTCGATTCGACTGTTAGCCCTTTTGCATGTGGTGGGCTATGGTCTGCGTTATGGAATCCTCGAAACCAGTCTCCGTTGAAGGCACGTGATCGGGTGGCTTCGTCGGGTAGACTTGGTTTCCAGTACCGCCCGGTGCAGGCCCCAGCCCCATTTGGGGTGTGGTGCGACTCGGGGTGCCGATTGCCTCCAGGTGTGTCCGGACTTCCGGGATCACTTCACGGAGGATTCGAGCCCCGTCACCAAACTGGCCATCGGAATCATCCAATCGCCCTCGGATTTTCTCATCGACCATCTGACGGATGGCCTCCTTACCACGATCTTCGTAGCTGTTCATATAATACCTGATTACCTCGTCCGTGTCAAGTGCTTTTTCCACAATTTCTGAGATTCTTCTCTCCTCCACGTGGAGAAGGGCCGTCCGCACGTCGTCCGACAGGTTGTCGTACCCCACCTGATGACCTTCCAGCTCAGCTTTAACTTGGGACAAGAGCTGCCGGCCATCCACCCGTCCGCCGGCCTGTGGCCTTCCACCAGTACCCTCTTGCTTGTCCCAGTACTGATTCTCGTCGTCGGGGTCGCCGTCCGGACCCACGCCCTCGTATACGATCCGGGCGGCCTCTTCCACCTGGTCGCCTGGGAGGCCCATCGACGCACCGATACGCCGGAACGCATTGATGTCGCCGGTTTCCTTGAGCAGGTCGAAATCCGCCTGAAGTCGGAGAGCCGTCTCGGCCCCTTTCCGCTGCTCGGCGGCCTCTTGGAACTTCTCGTCCGCCGCGGCTCCCTTCTGGGCGAAGGCTAGGTACTGCTCCTCAGTGACCTGTTGGTCCTTCCCGTTCACGCGGATCGTCCGCATCTGTGGATGGGGAGCGTTCGCCAACTGTGGCGGCACCGCTGACGCCGGCACCTGGACCACGGGCGTGTTGTCCCCCGCATCCGTCGGAATCGGTACCTGTGATAACCCAGCACTCGGGCTCATGTTCTGAGCATTGTCATCTGCCATTGTCTTTCTCCTCTACTGCTTCCTGCCATGCTACGATCTAAACCATGTTCACACCAGGACCCGGAGCCATCCCTGGAGGGATACCAACTGCCGGGACACCGGGACGCTGTTGACCACCAGCAGCCACCTGGGCTGCCACATCTTCCGGATTTCCTAGCCCGATGGGGAATGATTGCCCCGTGAGAATCTCCAGGGCCTCTTTCCACCGCTCGAACTCCTGTCTCACCCGCTCGGAGGCAAGGGAGAACTCAATCTTATTCATAAACTGTTGGACCGCCATCAGTTGGATATCGGGGTTCTGGGTGTGTTCCCCGAGTACGAGGGGACCGGGCGTCTCCCCGTCCCGAAACAGCATGATGATCTGCCACGTAGCCTTCCGCCACGTTTCCCATATCTCCTTATCAGCCCCCGGAAAGTCCAGATTCTCTTCCAGGGCGGCAACCCAGAATCGGGTCGGACTAACCAACTGGGCACCGTACAGTTCAAGTAGTTCCTGTTTGCGGATTTGACGATCACGTGGAGTGCGGTCTCGTACATTGACCTCAGTTTCCCACGCATCCGGGATCGGGTTCCTCGACAACTCCATGAGTCCAGTGGTCGGGTCGATAACGACCCCCGCCACCGCATCATCAACAGTTGCCAGCTCAATGGTATCACCAGGCCCGAGCCGGTCTTTAGCCGTCTGCAACATCCGAGCATACACGCTAGATAGTGCATCAGCCATTCCGTGAGTAGGCAACCCCAGAGCGATATTTCCTGTGTTAAACAGAAATCCCAGTCCGGCTGCTGAATCGACTCGTCCACTTGTTTCTCCCTGATAGTAAGGACCCTGGTTCGCTAGTTTCTGCATCGTGTTGGTAGCCAACTCCGCCACCTTTGCCGGCATCGTCCCCGTGTTGTGAGGTACCAGGGTGAATGGTGTCCCCGCGGGGTTCAGGGGGTCCGGCTCAAACTTCTCAATCTTCGGGCGAGGTCCAGTCCGCCACCTCTTCAGGTCGATCCCCGACGCCCCCGGTACGAACAGCGTCCCGAACATATCCATCTCCTGAATGTTCTTGAAGAGGGACGCAAACATCTTCTCCACCTGATCGTTGAACGGAATCAAGGGGGACACAAACCCGGATGCAAACATCTTCCCAATGTCCGAGTGTCGGGCTACGTGCAATGGGCACAACGCCTCGATACTCTTCGACTCCAGGTCCTCGTCTACGATGATGAGGTCCCCACACTTCACGATGTGTCGGGCGACAAACTGCTGAGAGTCGTCGTAGACATAAATCTCCTCCAACTGCACGAAGGGACGCCCATCCTTCTTAGACTTCCAGCCCTCCCCCTCGGGGTCACTGATCTGGGTTCCCAGGAGGTCCTGTCGAGAAACCTGCACAGTCGATCCCGGCTCGAAGCCTTGCCGGTCGTAGCTACTCTGCCCCGGAGGTGTGGTTCCCCACTGCACGTCCCGAGCCCGCAAGACCTTCCAGGGGTCCGCCTTCAGAGTGTAATTGTGGGCGGCCTTGAGACTCGCAGCGAGCCACTCTATCGGCACCCACCGTACTCGGGCTAGGGCACACAGATTCTCCGTCCCGTCCACCCAGGCGGGGAACCCTCGTAGTTGCCTAGCCGGGACCACCTCAACGAGGTCCGGCCTACTCTTGTTCCCAGTTTCGTAGTGAGCCACCCCCACTGTCCCATACTTCAGGAAGGGGATCACAACTCGCCTCTTCAGAAGATTCTGGGGTATCTTTGACGCGAGGGACCCCAAG